TGCGCAAGACTGCACACGTCTGACCATACACGCGCTCTACAACTGGTACTATACTAGTATCAAATAAATCACTAGCTCTAGATGTATCTACTACTTTTCTGGTATCAGTTGCTGGGACTGAGCGAGTCAGGAAATTGTAATCATTTTGGTCGCACTTATTAAAAAAGTTATATGTGCGCTGTCCTGTCACATTTGATTGTCTGTGTAGTGATTGTCTATTGCGCTCATTGCCAGTCGCATTAGCTTTGTCAAGTGTGATTGCTGTAGTCATGTTTTTGCTCCTTTGTTTAGGGTCTAGCCCTGTGCTAGTCCATGTATCTAATATTAGTTTAGGTGGAGTCTTTTGTCTACGTGATGCCAGGTTGCGTTACGGTTACGTTACTTTAATACAATATGTAAGATTAGTTTGACAATGTGATGAGTTTATGGTAGTACCCTCAAATATACATACACTGTGTATGTATGTGTACACGGTGCCGAGAGTATCTATACTATACATCATATAGCATATGACTCATGGACTCGCTAGTAATAGGAATCATTATTTTTATTGATTTTCCCCATGATGGTAGTATTTTTTGAAAGTATAGCATATATAGTATTTGTAAATATTATTGCAGGTAGTGGTGTGTGTGGAAGTATCTAGTAGATACATACGTTCAGCATGTATGTTGGTTCATTCGGGGGGGTGCGACACCCAGGGGGTTGGTGGGGGGGGATACACATAGACCCACAAAAATAATCAGTTTACATCTCAAATATCACCTTAAATATAAAATTAATTGTATTGTTTAATTGTAAACTGTCAAAACTATAACATTTTTGTTAGGTTTTTGACAGGGGGGGTATCAAAAAAAATAAAAAACATAAAAATATATGACTTGACAAATAATCTTAATGTGTTATAATTTTAATATATCTATTTATAGATATGGTTATATAAAGAATATAGAAGATAATAGACTTTGGTATTATTTATTATAAGTAATATTAATTATGGTTATCTTCTTTTTTCTTGTTTATATAGGAGAGTATAATTTATTATGTTATGTATAGTTTGTAATGTTAAGTTAAGTAGATATGAGATTATAGATAAAGTTAAAATGTGTTACTTATGCTTAGATGAATTAGAAGATGATATGATTATGGCTAACTTTACAGATAACTTTAAAAACTATGATAGAAAAGGACTAGAGAGACTTTATGACAAAATCAGTTGATACTTTAGAAATTAACTCAGAAAACTTGAAGGAAGAGATTAGTCATACTGGAAGAACTACACTTAAGTCTCTTGAGAAAGAGTTTCGTCACTTTGTTAGTGAAGTCAATAAACAGTTAGCTATTGGTGAGAGATTCCCAAGCGGTACACTGTGTAGTCTAAATAGTGAACATATTTCTTTGCCAGTAGTTACTGTGGTTGGACCTTCTCCAACTGGTGTAGGTTCTTTTGTTGTTTATCATCCAACTATGGGATTGAAGGAGTTTCATGGAACGTACCTTGAAAAGCTTTTCTAAGATATTTTGGAAAGAGTACTTTAGGCAGTTGCGAATATTTGAAGCTGGGAAAGTAGAACCTGAATTTGTAGACTTTGAGAATCTTCCTTCTCCCGGAATACAACATCCAACATTTGCTGGAACTAAAACTGCTGCCGAAAGAAGAGAAGCTAGACGTAGGGCTGCCACTAGAGACCCATACAGAGATATTAAGATTCAAATGGAAGAAGAGGCAAGGAGAGCGGCTAATGCCTAAGTTAGATAAAAATGCTGGAGCCAAGGAAAACTACGTTAAATGGTTGCAACTTGGAAACAGCGCTAATAGGCAGATGGCTGGTTTCCCTACAACCAAGACAGAGTTTGCTGAAAAGTATGGCATCTCTAGGATGGCTTTGAACAAATGGGAAAGAGACCCAGACTTTAGAGCCATGGTTGTCAACGCTGCTTTTGACTTTTTCTCACCAGAGGATATTTCAGCCATAATGGCAGCCTTGAAGGTAAAGGCTCTTGATGGTAACACTACTGCTGCTAAAATGGTTCTTGAGATTGCAGGAGTCATGGGCAAGTTTAGAAATGACATGCAAACCAAAGAAGATGAAGAAGAACTTGATATGTCCTCTTTGAGTGACAAAGAACTTGCGTTGCTTTTAGGAGATGATGATGACAAACAAGAGGCAGAAGATTCTAGCCTTGAGGGAGCTCCAGTGGAGAAAGTCAAGTAAATCACTTGAATACTTCATTGATGAGTTTTGCTACATGTGGGCTAAAGAGGGTGGAGACCCAGTAGATTGGAAGCTATGGGAACCTCAGAAGAAAACTGTTAGAAAGTTTGCTCGGAATCGAAAAACTGTTATTTTGAAGGCTCGTCAATATGGTCTTTCTTGGATAGCAGTAGCAGAAGCACTTTGGATGTGCATGTTCAAGGACAACTTTCATGTCTACATCACATCTATTGGTATCAAGGAAGTTCAAGAGCAATTTACACGCATTAAGTTTATTTATGACAATCTCCCAGAATGGATGCAAAAACGCGCTACCATGGGGGGACGTTCTGGCGGACGTACACGCAGAGATAACTATGATATAATAGAATTCAGTAATGGTAGCGCGATTCATGCCATTAGTGGAAGGAAGTCTGCTGGACACGGTGCAGCTCCCGGACTCTACATAATGGACGAAATGAGTCGTAAGGAAAACGACTATGAGACTTGGAGAGCTATTAAGCCCTCAATCGGTCCTAAGACGATTGTTAGAATCATATCTACATCTAACGGTCGCAACAACCTTTACTACGATATTTGGAAGGGTGCAGAAACAAAGAAGAACAGTTTTACTCCTGTTTTTCTCAAGGCTTCTGAACATCCATTGTATACAAAAGAGTTTCTGGCTCAAGCTAAAAAAGACTTTGCTCATGATGTGACTGGTTACTATCAAGCATATCCAGAAACTCCAAGAGAAGCATTTATGTCATCAGACAGAAGTGTTTTCAATAACGATATTATCGACCACATGTTAGAGTATGTACACGCTAAAAATATTATACCCAAGCGTCAAGGATACTTTAACATGGACGGGTCGATAACTGAAGACGAAAATGGATTCTTAAAAATATTTGAAGAACCTATTCCCGGTCATCGCTATACGATAGGTGTAGATGTAGCTGAAGGTCTTACTAAGTCTGACTACTCTGTTGCACAAGTTTTAGATGCAACAACGAATCGCTTAGTTGCTCAACTTAGAGCAAAGATTGCACCCGAAGATTACGTCTTACCTATTTCTCAGCTTGGTCGCTATTACAGAAATGCTTGGCTAGTTGTTGAATCCAATGCTAGTGCTGACTACATTCTTGAAACTCTCAAGGGTGATTACAATATGCTGTACTGTAGGCAAGTACGAGACAACATATATGACAAGCCAACATTAAAACCGGGATTTAGAACTACCGTAGCTACAAAGCCAAGAATAATCACACATCTTAGAGAGGCGATTGCTAAGCAGGAAAATCCTCTCTTTATACCAGACCAACAAACTTTGATAGAAATGTCAGAGTATGAAGAGGACAGTCGTGGTCGTCTTAATGCTCCTAAGCGTGAGGGTTCATATGATGACTGTGTTATGGCTTTAGCATTGGCTTTAGAAGGAACAATAACAATGCCTTCTGCTCGTGCTGGTTCAATGTTTACTGGTCTACCGCAACAAAGAAGTAATCAATCTAATCTTTCATGGAGGAGTTTGTAAATGGCACAGTTTGATAATGTTCCTGTGGAACGCCTCAAAGAGCTATTTGAGCAATCAAAGCAGTTCCGTGAAGCAAACTATGAAGAACAATGGGAAGATGCTAAAAATTATTATGATGGCAAGCATTGGGAAGGTATAGATAGTATAGCTTGGTTCCAGTCAGAACCTACATATAATAAGATATTTGAATATGTTGAGATTATGCGCGGCTATTTGTCTGACTCTAAGTGGGGTCTTGATATATTTCCCCTTGGTGTTCCTCAGGAGCTAATGGAGTCATTCCAAGATGAAGTTCAGCGCGTTGACGCAAATAATCAGGCTATGGCTAATGTACAGGAAATGAACGGAATTGAAGAAACAGCTCAACAGTCTATTTCTAAAATGGTTGACCGCGTTAATGATGTATTGGATTTTGTGTGGGAAGACACTCACATGCAAAATAAGCTAGCACAAGTAATATTGCTTACATTCCTGTATGGAACAGGATTCTTAAAGCTTAGGTGGAATCCTAACAATATCTCAACAACAGGCATTGGTCGTATTGAGGTGGAGGTTGTTCCCCCTAGGTATGTTTATCCTGACCCGTATGCTTCGAGTGTTAGAGACTCACAATACATTATAGAAAAGAAGCCAGTTCCACTGTCGTGGATTTACGAGAACTTCCCAGATAGGTATGAGGAAGTTATTGATACTTTGGTAGAGGCAGAGGCAGAGCTGGATAATAAGGGTTCATCTGGACCAAGTACACCATCTGATGATATGGGACAATCAGTTGATATTCTTGAATGCTGGTACCGAGATGGACCAGTCATTGAAGAGGGAGAGACTGAGCCAGAAACATCATATCGCAATGGTCGCTATTCTCTAATTACAAATGATGGTGAAGTTGTGCTGGATGATAAAGAGAACCCATATACAATGTTCCCATATGTACGCTTTGTAGAACTTCCTCGTCCCGGAGAGTTCTGGGGGGATGCTACCATTTGGAGAGCGTTCAGCATTCAAGACACAATCAACACATTACTGCGTACCATCATTGATAATGGTCTTTGGTTGGCACACGGTATGTGGGTTGCAGACACTACGTCTGGACTGACTGAAGATATGTTTAATGGATACGGTCCACGTACTGTGCTTATGAAGAATCCCGGTTCTGAAGTGTATCGTGACTCTGGAGAGTCTGTACCGCAGGGAATATTCCAAACTCTTGAACAGCAGAATATTGCTATGGATAGGGTTCTAGGACTTCCAGATGTATTGCGCGGTATCGTTCCATCACGTCAGCCTGTAGGAACTACTTCTATGCAGAAGGAAGCAGGAGACGTTAGAACACGTGAACGTGCAAGGCGAGTTGAAGAGGCGTTAGTTGACTTCGGAGACTTAACCCTTGATATCATTGAGCAGTTCTGGGAAGATACCAGAACAATCCAAAGCAATGAGTCTACTGCTGGACTTGATATGTTTATGTTCAGCAAGCAAGACCTTGAGGACTGGAAGTTTTCACTAAAGGTTGTCCCGGGCTCTACTACTCCTCGCAATACGCGAGAGCAATTAGATGATGTTATCAATATGCGAATGTCTGCCGGTATACCAATCAGTGATGAGTTTATTGCTCGCATGTCAATGATTCCCGGATTGGAAAATGACATCATAACCAACAAAGCAAAGATAATGGCTGAAATGCAAGAGCAGCAACAGGCTGAACAAGAAGCGCAGATGGCAGCGCAAGGCGGAGGACCACCTCCGCAAGAAATGCCACCACAAGGTCAAATGGGAGCAGGTCCTCAAGGGGCATTTCCTATAGATAATATGTAAACAGCCACAAACGATGATGACGAACGGCAAGAACAGTGTCTATGGTAGACGAACGGTTCGAGTAGTGTCATGCTAGGAGAATGAAATGGCTAATGTAGTACCCGCTGCTGACCCAGCAGCACAAGTAGCAGACCCATCAATGATGGACCCGGTAGGGCAGCAGGAAATGCTTGAGCAGGTAGCTCAAGACCCTATTGCTATTGACCCAACTGGAGACCCACACTTTGTTGACCCTGCTGCACCAATTTTGCCAGAAGGCGTTACGATGGAGCAGCTTTTGGACACACACCAAAACTTTACTCAAAAAACGCAGGCTCTGGCAGATGAGCGTAGACAGCTAGAACCACTCGCAGAACTTGCTCAAGACTTGCGAAGCAATATTGCACTTCAGCAACATATCGCAAACTTTTATACGGGCGAGGTTGATGCGGCAGCACTTGACGTGGAGGCTATGAGAGCCGAGTTAAGTGCAATGCAGCAGCAACAATCTCAAATGTCACAGATTGCACAACTGCATAAAGAGGTAACGGATGCTGGTCATCCAGACTTCGATGATGCTCAACTACTTGAGTACATGCAGAACACAGGTATCCCGATTCCTCGTGTTGCATATCGCGATATGATGTTTGACAAGATTGGTCCACAGGCTGCTGCTGCGCTAGAAGCAAAAATAAAACAGCAGGGTGAGCTAGTCCCCGGTGCACAAACTCCAGCACCAGACAGGCGAGCCGCTGCACAATCTTTCAATGCTGATGATATCGCCAGCATGAGTGACGAAGACTTCACTAAGAACTTCGCCAATATCATGAAGGCATATGCCGGCTAGAAAGCCTAGTGAAAGGCAAAAGCTATGAGTAATCCTGTAACACCCACTCAACCAGCTTCATACCGTAATCGTGCGGATGTTGGTGGTGAAAATCGTTTTAGTGTGCCTAATTTTGTCCCAGAGATTTGGACAAATCGCATTAAGCATTATCTAGAGCAAAAACGTATTTTGACTAATTATGTTAATCGTGACTACGAAGGTGATATTAAAGAGGCTGGAGACCGCGTATGGGTCTACGGTACTGGTAAGGTATTCACCGATGACTACATTGTTAACCACACTGTAGTTCAGTATGAAAGTGCAAAGTCATTCAAAATGGACTTCACTATCGACCAATCTCGTTATTGGGCATTTGAGGTAGAAGACATTGAGAAGGCACAATCTAAGCCAGAGTTCGTATCTCGTATGGCTGAAAGTGCTTCAGAGGAGCTTGCTCGCGATACTGAGCGATTCATATATGCACGCATGCTTGAGGGTGCAGCTCAAGAAGACCCGAATGGTCTCGGGTTTAAGGGCGGTACTGGTGCAGACCCACTAATTTGGGATGTGTCTGACCCATCATTTGATGTTTATGAGGCATTCGTTGCCCTTGGAATCGTTATGACAGATGCACTTGTCGAGGAAAGTGGTAGATTTGTAATCGTTCCTTCATTCGTTGAGGGTACCTTGCGCCTAGACCCACGCTTTATTGCCTATGGTCAAGATAGTGGTAACACAATCAAGACTAGCGGTAAGGCAATCGGTACTGTTAATGGTATCGAGGTTGTAATCATGCCTCGTGGTTACTTTGGGACTCCGACACTTGGTGCCACCTTTAACAGTGACACTGGTCGCTATGAACCAAATACTAACCGCAACATTTACAACCGTGAGAATGTTGACCCACAGCGTCCAGATGCTGGAGACCGTACTCCACAGGGTGCTGAGGAAGCATCGCTAGTACAACAGGATGCATATGTTGGCGTTAATGCGATGACTGGTGATGGTGCATTCCGTTGTGTAGCTGGTCAACGTGGAGCCGTAGCATATGCTGAACAGTTCTCTACTTCCGAGAGCATCCGCTCTGAACTAGCCTTCGTTGACCGTCAACGTGGCTTGCTTCTGTTCGGGGGACAAGCAATGCAGCCAAATGAGTTGTTCGAGGTTCAGGTCTCTGACAATGGTCTTGGTAAGATTGGAGCTAGTCAAGCTATGGCTGGCGGAGGTACACGCTCTTAATGATAGTGTTCCCTTGCGGGGAGGGATAAATCCCCGCATATTTTTATATTTTAGATTGGAGACATAGATGTCGAGAGTTTTATTCATACTTACTGATGGCGTAGAGGGTGTAGCCAATGGGACGATTGAGAAGCCCGGCATTGTTCAATTGTCTAACGGAACAGAAATACCTCAAAATGACTTTGATGTGACCGAGAGACTTCCACATGGCGTTGCAATATTAGACCCGGTTTTAGTGGGAGTTGGTGATACTCGGTCTGTATTTTTGAGAACAGACACCCGTATGCTACAGAATAGGACAGAGTTTGTGGTAGTTCCACCACAAGACTGTCAGGTTGGATTTAATGAAAATGGTCCATTCTTTCCTACGCTCACAATTCCTAGAGGGTGGGTTAGAGAGAATAATAGACCAGTTTATATATTTAGAAATCAAGACACCATAGACGATGATGTCTGGGGTGCTTTAGTTATACAGATAGATGGATTTGATGCTCCCATTGAGAGCATTGTTTTAGAGGCACAGGATGAGTTTAGGCTAGACCATACATTGCTATCATCCAACTCAAGAGCGTCAAGAGACCAGCATCCTATTGATGCTATTACTGGTCTAAGAACAGCAATTGTGGAACTATTGGAACTTACTCGGGCTGGTCATGAGGCACACAGCATGATTAGTGGACTTATGCACAGCAACAGTATTTTAAGGCAAATGATTGATGACCTATCTGCTGAGTCTAAGGCAGAGTTTACCGATGTGTGGAGCCAGATTGAGTCATTGTCGATAGACATAATTGATAAGATAAGTACAGATGAGTTAGAAAGAATGCTGTCTGGTTATTACACATCTGATGAAATCGATGAAAAATTAGTAGAACTTGTATCTCAAGAAAATCTTGAGGATAGAGTGATGGAACTAATTGAGAGCTTTGAGTTAATGGTAGCCGAGAACAGAGTAGAACTTCAGAGTTGGGTAACAGAGACACTTGAAAGATTTAATCCGGGCACTGGCGGTAGCGGAGGTATAACTATCGGTCAGGTGATTGAGGCTATAGCAAGTCACAACAATGATAATACGGCACATCCATACTTTCACGATGTTATAGGCAATATAGATAAGAGAGTATCAGACCTAGAGGATGCCGACATTACTGAGATAGTTGGTCCACAAGGACCAATGGGTCCACAGGGACCTAATGGTATGGACGGTCAAGATGGTGATGTTGGTCCACAAGGACCAGCTGGTCCACAAGGACCACAAGGCATTCAGGGAGTTGCCGGTCAAGATGGAGTTCAGGGTCCTCCGGGAAATGATGGATTGCCCGGGGAAAACATAACACCCATTCAGGCTGCTGATAGAACATTGGCTCTATCACTATCTTTGGCTAATCCGAGCAATTTGTATTTCGTGGCGGCATCATAATGAGTACTTTTTTTAATGGAAGAGAACAATCCGAATTGTTTATTGGTGGTGTTGAGGCTGATACATTGGTTAAGGGCGGCGAGATAGTATTCCAAAGGGAATCTGGAATAGTGGAGCCAGAAGTTAATATTGCCTACTTTGACTTTGAACGAGAACGTATAGTAACAACTAAACCAATAAGACCACAATATAGTTTTCACGCTCTTCATCCGGGAGATTGGTTCGACTTTATGGAAGTCTGGCATCATGAACCTGTGTTTCTTGGTTCAGTTCAGCACAATAGACTGTCAATGCATAACCCCATTGCTTGGGGAGAGCACTATTCAGAATCCATTCAGTCAGACAGTCTTGAACTCCAAACCTCAAGAATGTGGAAGAGTTTCCACGATGAAAGTGGATTCTTTACTAGTCAGGAAATAGACAGTTTACCAAAAATGAGATTATTCATTGACACCAGAAACGGTGTAGCATTAACTGGTGATGTATGGTTGGAGGTTCCTCGTGTCTAAAGCAATAATTATAAGGCATGAAAATAATTTTAATATACCAAGCGTTCGCATTGTTGGCACCGATGAGAATGGTTTGCTGATTAACGAAGCAGTAGACTTAGATGGCATATTTCGAGAAGTAGTTTATGACATTCTTGATAAAGCCACTAATGAGCAACTGAAGACTCTTACATCAATTATTGACATGTGGGAGATTGGAATTGACTATAGGGCGAATCAGTTGGTTAGTTTTAATGGGCTTATTTACAGGGTTCAGCAATGTCACACATCGCAGGCAAACTGGACTCCTGATTCGACAGCAGCCCTATTTAGGCTAATTGGCACAGAGGATGAGGTTACAAGTTCAGCACCGCCTTGGGTACAGCCAATTGGAGGACATGACGCGTATAGTGCCGGAGACAAGGTAACATATCACGGCATTGTGTGGAAGTCAAATATAGACGGTAATGTGTGGGCACCGTCAGTGTGGGGCTGGTCTAGGTCTGGATAATAACACGCAGGTCGCGAACTGCTGTTATATAGTAACTGTTGGGTCAAATAGAAAGAGGTGCTTTTATGCCCGAATATTACGGACAAAAAGAGTACGCAAGCAAAGGGGTTGCTGGAACAGGTCTTGGACTTGGTGCAGCAGGACTTGCAGCCGCGCTACTAGGTGGTAACCTTCTGGGTGGAGGCGAGTATCGTGGACATGATAGATGTCACGACCACTTTGAAAGCAAGGAAGCTGCTAGACTTCGCGAGCAGCTAGCAATCGTTAAGGCTGAAAAGTGTGCAGCTGAAGGTGACTTTGAGCTATTCAAGACAATGGATGCCAAGATTGATGCTCTAAGAGCTGAGATGGGATGCATCGACAAGCAGATTGCTCTTAATAAGGCAAGCTGTGAAATGGGTGACGAGCGTCTATGGTGCAAGATGCCTCCTACACACAAGTTCATCTCTACCTGTGATGTAATCACACCACCCTGTGGTCCTGCACCAACTGTAGCTTAATCTGACGAATAGCGAGTAGGAGTAACATGGACTTAGCACAACTAGAGCCTATGATAATAGCTTATATTGATAATGAAGTTTTGCCTGCAATGCAAGGTAATGACTGGAAGAGACTTACCATCACTGCTGGCTACTACCAAGCCAAATCAACAGGTAAGATATCAAGCTATATTGAGCAAGCCAAAGACCACCCGATGTTAGCACAGTTAAACATTGTGGATGGAGATGGTCAAGTTGGTTGCATAGATACAATCTGTGACTCTCTGAAGGAAGCGCTTGAGAGGATGGGTCATATAGATGTTCCATATATCGAGACTAAGTTCACATCAAGTGATGTTGACGTTCTCCGAAGATACCTCAAGGGAGAGGCAGGAGCTGTTGGCTAAGTCCATTAGCTCTTTAGGAGAAGTGGATATGCACAAAATGAAAGAGCTTGTCAAGGATGCCATTCATGTACTTGAGGCAGACCTTGAGATGAACTTGAGAATTGCGCACAATCATGGAACTAGAGTACCGCATGGCGTTATTCACAATATCCGTGAAGATTTAGATGCGCTAGAGGATGCAGCTTGCATTCAAGACAGAATGGGGTGGCAAGACCACGCCAGTCACAATAACCCGTATTAGGTAGTTAGGAGTAGTCAGTGGCTATTTACAAGCAGCTAGAAAAAAAGATGGAGGGTCTGATGGACGCATATTTCACACCATCAGGCAAGTACATTCCGGAGTTGCAACCTGCAACCGTTGAGGAAGTTGAGGCTCTCATCCCAGAAGATATTGTTCTTCTTGATGCTGATGGAAATGAAGCCGCTGACGTTCCTATTGACGAGGACCAGATTGAAGTTCCGCACGAGGATGAACTGGGTGATGAATAATGAGTAGACGATACAGTGTTCACGCTGGACACAGTGCATCATCTCCGGGTACTTCTGGTAATGGTATTCGTGAGCATGAGGAGGCACGGTGGGTAACAACTCAAATGATAAATCGGCTCAATGCCATAGGCAACACAACTGTCAATGCAACGAGCAATGCAAGCGGGGCAGCGAATGTTGTCAACGAGCAAGTAAGGAACATGCGCAATAGTGGCGCACAGTTCCATATAGCAAACCACTTTAATGGGTTTAGTAATGCCTCAGCAAGAGGTGTAGAAGTTCTCTATAGAGGAGCAGCAATGCTACCACTGGCTAGAGCAGTGTCTGCGACAATAGCAAGAGAACTTGGAATCCCAAATCGTGGTCCAAAGCAGAGAACAAATATTGGGGTACTTAACAATTTCCCCAATAATACAATATTAATAGAGTGGTGCTTTTTGACGAATGCGGCTGATGTCGCTGCATGGAGAGCAAATCGCACACGGGCTGTTCAGGCAGTAGTCAACACGATTGTGGCTAATACTGGAGGGGCTAATAGACCTCCTGCTGCAACGACAACTCCGCCAGCAGCAAACAGTAATCCACACGACATTAGAACCATAACACGACAGAGGTTCCGCGTTACAGCCAATCCTCTGAACGTTAGAAACCAGCCGACAGCAACTGGCAATGTTAGACGACAGCTAGCCAGAGATACCGTATTCTGGGCTACACAAGAAGCAAGAGCAGGCGGAAATGTTGGAGGAAATAGGAGATGGATTAATACTGGCGATGGTTGGGTAAGTGCCGCACACCTTGCTGGTAATGTACAGCAGTGGCGAACTGGTGGCAGAGTAAACTTAAGGGCATCTCACGGAACTGGTGGACGCATTCTAAGGACGCTCAACGCCAACACTACAGTAACTGCGATATCTACCACTACTCATCGCTCTGGTGGTCACACGTGGCGACACGTAGCCACTGGTGGGCAAAGAGGGTGGATTGCAGTTAATCTATTGAGTACAGTATAGGAGATATAATGTATGATGTAAGCATTCTTGAACTGTTTGGACTAGATACATCACTGGCACTTTTAATAACAGCAGTAATTTCTCTAGCTGTAATCCCGGTAGTGAAGTATATTAAATCATACAACATACCAAAATGGATTCCGATTCCGGTATTGTCTGTTGTTATAGCCGGTCTATTTCTTTGGACAGCATTGTACCTAAATCCTGTTATTATGTTCATGGTTATAATAGGACTAGTTGCTAGTGGGATTGTGGATGTAACTAACGTTTTAGGCAAAGTTAAGGAATAAAGATGAACTTATTTTCACTCAATCCGAACATGAATATGACTCAAGAGGCTGATGAGTTCACTGTGTCTAGTGCGAGTGAAATGAATGAGCTCGGTCTTTATGTTGTAGACAGAACATTCACAAAAAGTCCGTCTATGCTTAATGGTGGTGTCGGAATGACGATACTCGCCAATAATAGGCAGCTCAATTGGGTTAATATTTTTACAACCAATGACCCAAGCATGATGGTTCCGGGCTGGACTGTGGATAGAGACTATTTTCCTCGTTCTGGGGAAACGATTAGAATAATGTTGATTGCCTCACATCAAGGACCTAACTTAATATTTAGGCTACCCGCTGGTCATGGCTTAGTAGCTGGGACAGTTCTGAGGTTTAATCTCTTCTTTTCACAGACAATGACCAGCACTAATATAACAAACAGAATGCCAGATGGAACATTCTCCAATGTGTTCGCAAGAGCAGAAACCATACAGATGTTCTCTGCTGATGTAGGTACACTGACTACACCTCTACTGGAAATTAGAAGTCTTGAGCCTCAAGATGTTCTTGTTAGGTCGCTGGTAGAGCACGAATGGTATTTTGACTTAGCTGGAGGACGTGGTACTCCACAAGGTGCAGTATCGTTCATGACTGGTGAACGTCTAAGCATAAGTGACCCAGTTAGAAATGGGTTTGCCTTTTCTGGATGGGCTGAAGTTTATGGAGATGAAGAGATTCCAATAGACCTAGAAGGCTATAGGGTACTCGGTCCGAAGAGGGTTATTGCCCTGTGGGAACCACTAAGTACATGCATGAGAATATTGCCCATGTATGTTAAGACACCAGAATCAGCACCCACATATGAGTACGACTGTGCTGAGCCGAGAAGATACGCAAGACGAAGATATATTGGGAGCGAAAATGAAGCAGACTAAAAGTACCATAAGCGAAGCTCTCGATAGGGTGTACGGGCTGATTAATGAGAAGAGGCGTGAATCAGCCCATGCCCGTGAAGAGTACCAGTTCTCAGAAAGTAAAGTATTCAGAGAGTTGATGAGTTGCGTTAACGATGTTTATGACACGTTCACTACTGAGTATGAGACATATGAAACATGGCTCATGGATAGCATGGATAGAAATAGCATAGACATATCGAATGTATTTTATGATGGAGGACAAATATTCGTTGAATACATTAGACTTGATGGGCAACTACTAAGATATGAAAAGAACATCGTTGTTGATGACGCAGAAGGAATGCCAACAGCATACGATTTGGAAAATACAAAGATTTACTTTTATCCCAGATGGAATGGTACAGAGAGACTTCCACTGGTAATAAAGTATAAGCCAGACTTTGATAGTGTTCCGCTGAGCGAAGAGAACCTAAACAAGAAGTTCTTTGGCTTGTCAGAAGGCATGCTTGATGCAGCAATAATGCGTTGTTGCTCACTGCTAAAGCTAATGGATGAAGATGGTCGTGCTGCTGAACGATTCGACCAGATGTTTAAGGACCGTTCAGACCGCATTGTTAAGCCTAGACCGGGCTTCTTTAGACCTAACTATGATGAAGAAACTTACAGACACGAGCGTTGGAGGTAGAATATGCCTAGTTATGAACCAAAGGTGTCATTTTATGACTACTCTGGTGGAGTAAACTATGCGAAGGCTCCTCAGCATCTAAGGCAGAATGAGATGGAGGAACTGGTTAATCTTATTCCAAATTACAAAGGGCATCCACTATGCACTAGACCAATCATCGGTGATAGTCCAAACTATCAGTTCTTCGGTGGTAATGATATGGATGTTCTTGAAATAAAGTCTGTTCGTATCCCACAATTTCGTGATGGTACACTTATTCGTGGACCAGAGGATTTGCACTTTGTGTTCTTTCTTAGAAGTCGTGCTGACGGAGTAGGTTTGTTTGTGCGAGTTGAAGGTGGTAATGGAGCCATATCAATATCTGAAGGTGGGGCACTTGACTATCAGATAAACAATAGCGGTCAATTTGGTGGAGCGTCTGTAGTTGTTATGGACCCACTGAATGTGGGAATATTTCTACAAAGTGGCGATGCACTTCAACTGTTTGTTGACAGGTCTGTAGAGGGCGTTAGTAACAGATGGAACATGAAACCAATCAGAAATAAATCTCAGTTTGTTCCCGGACAAAGTGAAGATGAATACCCGCGCATAGCACTAAGACAGGCTATGGTTTTCGGAGGAAGAGTGTGGGGGATTGATGAGGGAAATGAGGTACGATTCTCTGCATCAGATGATAGGTGGTTTGTTGACGACCAGTTGAATGTGGACAGGTTAGAGAAGTGGAATATCTGGGAGGCTGTAGACTTTCTAGATGGAGGAATGTCATCCGATGGTGGTGGCATTACAGTGGAGCCATTTCAAGATACACCAACTGGTCTTGCCTCACTGCTTGATGGTGTTGTAGTATTTAAGGATAGGTCTATAAGCTTATGGACATTTCCACCTAGTGCCAATCCCGCAGAGGCTCGCATGGGTGCCTCTATTGACGTTATCTCAAGAAAGATAGGATGTACTGACCCAGAAAGCATTGTTAACTTTGGAGACCAAGTATTTTTTATAGGCAATTCTCACGGTAACAAGCGTTCACTGTATGTTATACGCGGAACACAAGTTATGAGACTGTCTGACAGAATAGACAAGTTACTCACTGGCTCCAATGAGTTTATGACAGCAATATATGATGGTATCTTATACATCTTCCAAAAGAATATTGGACTGATTGCTGGGTATAATATTGACCATGATTGCTTTTTTGCTGGACGTTCTCACTACTCAAAGAATATAATATCTGTTTCAAAAGACTTTATATCTCCGATAATCGTTACTAATTTTGACAATAGGTGGCGATTTATGGAGTTTGATGGAATTGTGGGTATTGATGATATCCCTATGGAGTGTGAAGTTCTCTATCCTAATGGCTCTCTATTTATTGAAGACCCCGAGAGAGAATGGGGAAATAGAACAGTTGAATATAAGACAAGAAAAATATTTCTTGATGTTATTTATGGAGAAAGAAGCACAAGAGAAGTAGCTGCACTATCTGTTCCTCCCCCTACTGAAGAGTTCAGTGAGTGGAGAACAGGTGGCAGGGTCACTGAGTATGCGGGTGGAGATTATCCAGCGTTCTTTACTGGGCGATTCCACAACACTCGACCGGATAATCCATCTCGTGGAGACTGGACTATTGAGGGTGATGACGTAATATGGTATAATGGTACTACATGGAGCGAAGCGAATGAGGATGTTCCCAGATGGGCAGGAATAGGAAGAATAGCATTTAGTAACTTTTTCAGTGCTCGTATTGGAGATTTCATGTGGGATGATTGGGACCTGATAGAACATGAGTCTGACTTCATACGAGACACATGGGATGCTCCATCCTCTGTATGGGTAACCGATGCCCAATATCAAACTTGGCTAGATGATACATTGAATCTTGGAACAGGGATGTCTTTGACTAAGTGGTTTCTTAACACTGGCAAGTTGGAAGGTTACTACCTGAACTGGAGAGTTAGGAACATAGAGTGTGACTTAAAGCTTGCTGTCAGAGGATTCTGGGCTTTAAATGGTGTTGATATAATCTTCAGACCCGTTGGGAGTATTGTATAATGTTTACATCACAAACAGGAACACAACGCCTTGAAAAGACTCCTAGAACAGAGTCTTCCAATGATAGAAATACTAGAAAGAGCATGCAAGCTGACATTATAAGGCATCATCAGATAGATGATATACTTAGGAGAATAGCAGTTATAGAGTCAACATTAGGAATAGGGGTTTAATATGGCAATCACAGGATGGCTGAATAGCCTGACAGAGTTTCACGGTGGCAATCCGGTGGTTGCTAGTGAAGTTAACTCAAACTTTAGACAGCTCAATGAAGCTATAGACACAAGACAGATTCAGGGAAGTCAGTTACGTCTGGGCTCTGTAACTGGCACTGGTGGGTCTGCTCAAAGTATTATCGATATGCAGACTATTGGTGCACCTAATGTGGCTCCAAGAACACTTACTGGAAGCGTACAATCAACTTGGTCGGACAGGTCTAATTACTCGACATTACATCCGGGCACAATCGGCACAGCCGATGTGGGTGATAGACAGATTACTGGTGCCAAAATTGCAGATATGACAATCAGTGGTCACGGAACATCCACAGTCATTGGTAATGCCAATGTTCCCGGACAGCCTAATGCCAGACCAATGATTCTTCCTAGGTCCATTGGTCCACTAGATGTGTCTATTGATTTTACAAACGCAATCGCATCTGATATTTATCCTGTTGGCTCTTGTCATATTACCATGGGCACATACAATCCTCAGACATTCTTTGGTGGAGTGTGGCAGAGAATAGCGCACGGAAGAGTTCTTGTTGGGGCTGAGACTGGACAAGTCCCCGGAACATCAAATGTAACAACCAATAACAGGGCTATTACAGCTGCTAATCTCCCAGAACACACGCACACAATGACACACACACATAGTGGACCATCGCATACTCATAGTGGACCATCGCATACTCATAGTGGATTGAACCATAACCATGCTGCTGGTGGAGCCAATACTGGTTTTTTACGCATAGGACGAGCTGCAAACGGCAACATAGGTGCAGGCACGCCAAACGTAACCGGCAGACGAATCGCATATGCATCCGGAAATAATGTTCGCCATGTTTTAGCACACGTTCAAAATGAAGGAAACTTTGGCGTTGGGGAGCCTGCAAATACTCAAAGTACGAATCCGGGACCAACAAGTGCAGCAGGTACTGGTCAAACAGGTGCTTCAGGAACCGGAAACACAGGTGCCGCTTCTAACAGTACTACATCAGTAGCATATGCTGGGAGTGTAACTAATTTTGATGTTCGACAAGCTGACTTCAGAGTTAACATTTGGACAAGGATAGCATAATGGCTACCGCAGACCAACATATGCACACTATGATGATTCTGCAAATGTGGCTTCCGTACATATTCGGTGGTGGCGGATTAATAACCGCCATCATATCAGTCTGGAAGTTGTCGAGTGAGAAGAAGCACCTTGGTGCAAAAATAGAGCAAGTGCGGTCTGAAACTCAAAAGGTAGATACAGAGAACATGAGTTCTGCGTTCAAGGCTATGCTGCAAGCTCAGACTGAGAGCCTGATAGAACCACTGCAAGCAGAGGTTAAAAAACTACGTGCAACACAGAGAGAACTTGAAATAGACATTAGAGACTTCAAGGAAACAAAAAGCAAACTAGGTATAGCTATTACATATATTCGAGAGCTGTATCACTGGGTTAGAGATAACATACCAGAAAATGATGCACCAGACATGCCATCAATACTAAGAGAAGAGCTAGAGAAGGTAGAAGCCTGTAATGCATCAAGCTTAGTTATTGGAAAAGAGTTTTTAGACACCGTTTAAGGTATGTGAGAGCCTTCACATGCCACTTCTTTTTTATTTAGGTAGGTAACATCATATAGACCTACAGAGAGCGATACAGGGGCTTAGGAGGCTTCGTATGTCAAGAACCACTACTACAAGAACTAGAGAAACTTCGGGTTCAACCTCAACCACTAGGCTCCTTAGCAACCCCACATTCAATCGTAATGCCTTTGGCAGCTTCACAGCTCCCAATGACTTTCAATGGGGGAACCATGTTTGGGGAGGTCATAACTGGGGGAACCATGTTTGGGGCAACTTCTATCAGGGCACTAGACCCGGATGGGATATCAATGTAGAGAGACCAGATGCTCCAGAGTGGATGGATGGTGACGAGTATGCTCGTGCATTGTCGGACTTCCATAGAGACCAACAGTTAAGGCAGATTCAATCTGAGCGTGCTATGTCTGATGCTGACTTCAATCGTCAGTTCTCGGATATGTCAACACAGAATGCTGCTGCTAGACTACAATCACAGCGTGCTGGTACAGAAGCTATGGCTCGCATGAATAATGCACAAGGCATGGCAGGGCTAGGTGCTGGAACATCTGCTGCTGCTCAACAGGGGGCATTGGCTACAGCCAACCAAACCTCTATGGATAACCTGTGGAACGAGTATATGAGAAACCAGTCACTGTTGGCTGGGCAACAGGAAGCACAAAACTTTGGGTTTAGCAATAGAGCCATAGATGCCCAAGAGGGTTGGGCTTCAATGTACAACCAATCAATGAGAAACTTCTTTGATTCAATGAACGCTAGGTTTGGTAATCAAGTTACCCTACACGGGCAGGAACTTGGAGCCGAGGTTGCAAGAAACCAAGCTAACCAAGACTGGAACATGAATGCGATGAACCAGAGAAACCAATTTAATCAAGCCAACTGGGCTTCACAGAATCAATTTAATCAAGCTGGATGGAACAGCCTGAATCAGCATAATCAAGCCAACTGGGCTTCACAGAATCAATTTAATCAAAACCGTTGGATGAATCAGAATCAGTGGAATATGGATTCTGCCAATATGCGTAACCAATGGAACATGAATATGGGTAATCAGCAGAACGACTTTAATCTGCGCGTCGCTCTTGCCAATCAGCAAACAACACAAAGCGGCTGGAGGAATGTTGACACTACTCAAACTGCTCCTGCCAGTAGTGGCGGCGGTGGTGGTGGCTGGTCTAGAACTGGTGGAGGAACAGCTGCACCAGCTGCACCAGCTGCACCAAGCAGTGGGGGTCGTGTGGTTACTCCGCCAACAGGTGCAATAGGTTGGGCATCTCCGGGGCAGTTCCCTATGGGAAGTAGTGCATGGAACCAAGTTCCGCGTGGATATTTACCGAGCACTAGAACAGGAACCACAGCTGGCGCACAAATGAGATAGGATTTATCAATGGCGAACGCACAGAGTCACTGGATGTCTGACAGAAATAGAGCAGCAACTTTGCGCAGGCAAGAACACGAGCGTAACTTCTTTAGAAGGGTTGAAGAGAACCAATTCCAAGCTGCACGACCCGGAGATAACTGGGTGCGCTCTGGAAATAGTTGGGTAGAGCCAGACCAGAATAATCAAATCTGGGGCATTGCTACTGACGAGTTTGGTAGGGTGTTCGGCAATGCTCCAGCGCATAGCCACCAGTTCCAACATCTTGTTGGCATGGGAACTATGGAAAATCCAAATGAGTGGAATTATGAAGTATTTAGTCCTAACTCTACTCAAGTCAGAGACTACATTTCCAATTATCAACAAGCTCGTGATGCTCGCATAGCTGACATAACGCAACAGAGTCAACAAATGCTTCAGAGAGCAGAAGATGTTCAACAAGCACAAGTGAATGTCCAGCATGCTCCAGCTGGAGTGCATGGACCACATCAGCAGACAACTATACCGTTTGCTCCGGGAGTACAGCCACTACAGGGCACTCCTGCTGAACAGGGTGCAGCACTTGCTAATGCCAGACGAGAAAGTTCTGGACTAGTAAGTACACCGTCTATGGCTCACAATTCGAGGAATGGTTCTAGCCGTGAAGGTTGGGGTGCTAGTCAGAATCCAACGTTTAGAGACAGTGTTATGTCTAGGTTCCGAGAAGTAGGCATGTCAGACGATGATGCCTACATGGAACTAATACGCAGGAACGGAAACATCAGTCCAGAAGAGCTGTCTGTGATGCTTGTATCAGAGGCTGCCTTGTTGTCAGCTGCACGCTCCAACAACAAAGAACAAAATGATATGGCTTTACTAAGCTTTCCTTCTCAGGGGGTTTTTGGTGGGCATATCGGTGGTTTTACATCTCAACAGCAGCTTGATAATTGGGTTGAAGGTAGAAATGCATGGAATCGTGATGCCATAGCAACTGGCAGAAACATCGATGCAGAAACTCGCCTTAATGCTGAGAGGCAGATTTTAGAGAATGGTCTCATTAGACTAATTGATTTGACTTTCAGTCAGGGTCATAGATTAGACATTGACTCTATTGGTGGGGAGCGTGGAGATGAGATTGACAGAATCATTGCTACTGCTGGACTGGGCAACGTAAGTCGTTCTGAAGCACTTGACAGACTGCGTGAAGAGTATGTATCTAGAACATTAACACTTAACCACATGTTTGAAACTGATGACGGAAGTGTTGCTCAGTTTGGTGGAGTGCAAAATGTACCACGAGTCATTACCAACTTTGACATTGCGCCAGAGCTTAAGGATGTTTATTTTGGCGGTACTACCGAGAACTATATAAATAATCTATTTCAAACTGTATTCAGTGGACCACTGAATGCGCTAGTAACTCCGTCTGATTCTCAAGTTGCTAGACAATTAAATACTAGAACTGAAAACATGGAACAGATGGCTCAGTGGCATGAGGACAGAGGCGACCATGAGATGGCTGCTAAAATCAGAGAAGGATATGAGAATATAAATCCCTTTGGTTCAGAAGCGGGAAGAGGTACTCCATCTGCTAATGCTGCCGCACTTATAAGTGAAATAGTGGGTGACACATCACTATCTCCGAAAGAGATAGACTTAATGGGTGCAGATGCTCAGCACAAGTATATGCTCGATGCTGTTATTGGGATAGCTGACTCTTCTGGTGACCGAACAGATGGTCAAAAGGCTACCACTGCTGTAGAGATACTGGCGAGAGCCTTTCAGGGTGCTGAGTTAGACAGATATGCTGGAACAACACGTCTTGCCAGAACAGGGCTTATTGACGATGTTCTGAAGCACTACGGCATTGATGAGAGTAGTGGGTACTACACGCTGATTAAACGTGGTAATCCAGTTATAGGTGACACGGATAAGATTGTTCATCGTCCCGGTCCAACACTTCAAAGACAGATTCAGCAGGGAGATATAACCGTTGAGCAAGGTAGAGCCTTTGCTGGTGGTCAACAGATGCCACAGCAGAGGGCTGTAGCTGCGCAAGATGTACAAATGGCTAATATGCTTCTAGGTGAGGACACAACACGACCTGCCATGAAGGTTCTCAGAAGTAATGAAGAGATACCATCATATTGGGAGGGTGTATTTAATTTCTCTCCTACACGTGGTCGCTCTCATGAAGACTTTAATGTTGCACTGGATACTGTTAGAGAGTTTGATGACAGTCAGCGAGCAGACTCCCTTGGCGAGTCGTTTATTACTGGCACCCAGCATGGAGCTACTGGTGCTCAAATAACAGGTATCGCTGGTGATGTTGTAATGGACACTTCAAACTTGCTCCCAATAGGTTACCTCGCAGCTGGTATTAGAGGAGCAGCTAGAACACCATCTGCAACACGAGCAGTAAGTGGTGCAACTAGAACATCTGGTAAGGCAGCTGGTGCAGAGTCAAGAGTTGCTTCTCACCTCGCAGATTTAGCGAAGAATAACCCAGTAGACCAACTATCTGGTGCTAGAAAGGTAGCTGGTACATCTGAGCCTGTTACAGTAAAGTCTATTGTGGATGCAGCCACAGGCGTTACACCGCAGCCACACATGATGTCTGATGTTGCTGTCTCTGGAAGGATAGCTGACAACCTACAAGATGCAGCTTCTGCTTCTGGCAGGATTGATATAGAATCTATAAGGCACCTAGAACAGTCTAGAGATGCCTTTACTGGTCTAGAGCGTGGCTTTATGGGTAACCTTAAGACACTCCAAGGGAAGAGGTACTCTGGCACTATTTCCGATATCGCATCTGATATAGAAACCGCTGCTAGAAGTGGTGACGACCTAAGACCATTTATGCAGGACCCCTTATCTGGCAGAGTGTTTGATATGGCGTTTGATAGAGCATACAATAGGCTTGGAGGGAAAGCTGCTCAAGATGTCAGTACACACCTTCAAGCCACAGGTTTACAGGCGCGAATGAGTCTATCTGGTTCTGCTGCTGATGCTGGGGTTGGAAGTCGTGCTACACGTCATCCAGTTCGGTCATACTTTAAAAAGCAAGAATCTAATTTCTCAAGTGTATTCGGTAAGACTGCTTCTAATAGGCAGTGGAATGACACCATGCAACACCTTTCAGGCTCTAGGTATGTACAGTTCTCTGAAAATGCACAGCTTAGGTCTCTGAGTGAAACAGGTCTTCGTGCTCCATATATGAGTAATGGAGAGTTTGTTGAGATAACAGCACGAGGAGTCAGTCCCGACAACTTGGATGACTTCCGCTCTGGAGTGGTAGGACTTAGAAGAAGCATTTCTCAAGATTTAAACTCGGGAAGAATTGGTAGTAGTGACTTTGTTGATAGGAATGTTGGTGAAATATTCACTGGGACTCATGTTAGCAGTGTTGATAATCGCTCCATATCCTCAATAACTCGCGATGCTCTTAGTGGTGGTCGTGTGCGCATGGATGATGCTGCTGACGTTATCATGAGAAGTACCTTTGCCAATGGTACACCAGTTCTCACTCACTCTGGTGCCGCCAAAAAAGTAGCACAGTTTGATAGTCCATCATTTAGAAAGTCTGTAGAGCTGTCTACAGGGCAACCATACACTCATGAGAATGCTGTGAGATTTGTTATGGATGAGTCTGTAGCGGTAACACAAGACCTTATTATAGCTAACTCAATAGATAGAGTAGAGGCTATTGCTGCTGGGCAACGCGGAGCTGCTGCTGGCTCTAATGCCCCATACCAGTTATTCTCTGTTCGAGATTCTGGACTACCCGGAATGGCAGGGAGACAGGCACGCAAAGAGAGTGTAGCTTCTGCTGGTAACATGGGTCAGTATATGCCAACACACAAGAGCAATACAGCTGCGCGTATGTCTTCAAGACGTTCTGCGTCTCAGTCTACGCGTGGTGCTGAAGATACCACAAAAACATCTGCACAGGCTCAAATGTCCAATGCTGAGGATTCACTTCTTTACAGTGCTCATGGAGGTTCAGACGCTTTCCATATCGCAGGAAGACAAAGACCTGAAGTTCATCGTGATATAGCACCGAACTTGTCTGCTGGTACACCTCGAAGAACTATGACTGACTCTGAGAAGCAGAAACAATTGTGGAGAGGTTTATCACCGGAACAAAGAGAGTCACTAGCTCTAGAGCATGGGATAACACGAGCTGATGAATTAGACCCAAGACTCATTATTGACAATCGTGGACAACTGATGTACCCTAAGTCAAATGATATGCCTAGTGGTCGTGCCACTATTGGTTATGAGCTAGACCCAAGAGCAGCTCAAATTAGGAATGGTACATCAAGCAAGATGCGTGATAATGATTTGAATTATTACTCAGCCCTTGTCGACAATACTGGAGGCACAAGACTTCCAATGGATGTTGAAAATGGCGTTCAGATGTTCAGATTGCCAGCTGCGATGCGTGGCAAGAATGGTGTTCCTAGTAATGGGTGGGTATCTAGAGCAGACATGAGCAACCATGTAGCCAGACCCCTCGGCAAGAATGATGTAGTCCCTACTAATACCATCGTTCCAACAAATGATGGATTTGCTGATATGCCCAGTACTTTGTCTAGAGCGAATAGGCTAGAATATAATTCTGTTATGGGATTTGAAAGAGCCAACATGCAACTAGGCTCTGTTGGTGAGGGTGTTCTTGGATATCATGCTGGAAATCTACAGCAAAATATGGTTAGCAATATAACCACATTGTCACCTAGATTCCATTGGCGAAACTGGAGTGGTAACTACAGCTCTCATGCTATGGCTGGCTCTGACCCAAGAAAGACTGTGGGTGGCAGACAGTTCACCGAAGCATTCACAGAGAACCCACAAGAACTTAGAAACCTTCTACAGTTCGGAGGGTATGGTTCCCCAGATAATGTAAGCCCACTATTCAGAGATATTGCTTACTCTGGTGGCGTAGCTCCAAAGGGTGCTAATAGAGGTGCTGTATCTACCATAGCAAGTCAGGCTGGTACTGAGCGTGTTACTGGAAGACCTGCTAAGCCTATCAGGCAGATGAGAACTGTCGAGTCACGTGCTAGAGCCTCTCATATAGACCGTGAGATGCGTAGAGGCGTAGACCCATATAACGCTGCTCGTAGCGCAGACAACATTATGTATGATTATGGTGGACGCTCTCAGTCTGCTTTTGTCAATGATGCTAGAGTGGTTAACCCATTTGCTACGTTTCAACTTGAAAAGCTAAGACGTATGGCTGTTAATGCTCCAGAAGCCATCCCTGCATACCAGAGGTTCAGTAACATAACTCAGAACTGGAGGGATGAGCATGACCCACTAAGACAACAAGCTAACAGCGGTGCCCTTATGGATGCTCATATGCCTATTCAGTTGCCTGATGGCAGATTAGAGAACCTTATGTGGTCTAGTCCCATTAGTGTATCTAGGGAGCTTCCATTAACAATAAGAGAATCTGTAGAGCGAGGCTTGGCTGACAGTGATGAAGGTAGAGGACATTGGGGAGCACCCCTATTGGAGTATGCTGAGAATCAAGCGTTCCCAACATTCTCTCCTATTTTGCAGACCGCATACGACTTTGCAAGAGCAACAGCAGAAGATGAAGCTAGTAGAGACAACGAGAATAGAGCCACTGAAGACCTAACTCAGACTAAGTTAAGAGACCTTAGCTTGATGCTTCCACCCACTGTGCGTGTTAGAGGAACAGATGTTCCTGCTGGACAGGCTCTTAGATTTGGTGATTTGGCTGCACAGGCAGCTGCTAAGCATGAGGCTGTACCAGACTCTATAAGAGGTACACTTCAGTCCCTTGGATATGATGTTGGAATACCGGGCGAGACAACCCTTGAGGGCTCTCTGCCGTTCTTCCAGACTCTTATCGGTCAGAACCCAAATCAGAGAACACTAGCACACCATGCTAGCAGAGCTGAAAGAAGTCTAGACAGAAGAAGGTCTGCTGCTGAAATATTAAACAACAGGCAAGTAATGAGTCCTGTTGATGTAGGTAGAATGATGATTAATGTTGGTGAAGATGAGATGCGTGATGAGCTTATGTCAATGTTCGCAAGTGGCTCAATCACTAGTCTAGATGACGTGTGGAGCAGAACGCCACTATCTCAAATGCTGGCTCAAGATGCTCCATTTTTAAACTTCAACCCACTTGCCTCAACGCGAGAGGGTGAGGAGAGAGCGGATAGAAACATTGACAATGAGAATCGTGCCATATCAATGCTGAACGAAGTACACTCCTCTCCAGCAGCACAAGCAGCCATACAGGCGCACGTGCGTGATGTTCAGGCTGATAACGCTTTGGTTAGGTCAGCTCAAGCATCAGCTGGAGTTCCTGAGCATGAGAGAAGCCCTGAACTGTCAGATGAAGATATCGTAGCTGGTCTACTGATGAACCCAAATCCTAATGTGCTAGGCTCTCTGGGCAGTTCTTGGAGAAGGTCTCCAGAGGGTAAAGAGTTCTATACGTCTGGAAGACCATTGCCACCAGCATGGGAGGCACAAGACCTTCAGTTTAGGTCTCAAAACAGAACCAGTAGTCTTATCAGTAACCTCGGTACATCTAATGAGGGAAGATTGATAACAGACACTACAACAGGTATGAGTTACTTTGTACCACCAAACACTAGAGCGGACACTATTGTTCCGGAGTTCACGTCCACCAGTTCTCGACTGAGGCAGTGGAACGAGGATGGCGGTAACAGGTTCCGTGAAGTACAGCTACGTTGGTAGCGTTACGTCACTAAAAAACCCCTACAGTTGCTGGGTCAAAGACTGTAGGGGTTTTATTTGTTTGTTAGACTATGTATGTAATATATATCCTTTTGTTATCTTATTCTTATAATCGCATAATACCTATCATGTATAAGTGCAACATTCACACTGAATCCCTAATTTTGCATTGAGCTGTATCTTCTTGTAAGAAGTTTCTTATCACTCGATAAAGGACAGCCTAAGTACATATGACCTCCTTCAAGAAGTTATTATTACCACCGGGGACTTCCTCAAGCTCCTTCTGTGTTAGCTCAAGGAGTCGTTTAAGGTACCAATCAGCCTTCTTTAGGTCTGATATTGGTTCACCTTTTAATTGGTGGCGGCTAATATATTTAATGATATTGCCTTTATAGTAGCTGGCTGGGTCATCAACTACTTCATCAATAATATCTATTGTCTCTTTAGTTCCACTAGTGTAGTGTGCTGGTGAGTTCACCATATCACTCGGATACTTCAAAGTAAACCCTCTCCTTCATTTCTCCCTGCTTGCCAGTGTTGGCAGATGATTTTGGTCTGTGGTAACCCATAATCCTAGTCCACACCTCACACTTGGTTCTATCATCTGAGGCTAATAGTGCCTCATTGAGCAGTTGATGTGAGGCTGTGTAAGCCTTTGTAAGGGCGTGTTCGTTAGACATGCATATCTACCTACCTCTCTCTAAAAGATGTGCCACACGGAGCTTCCTGTGGCTTCTCAGAGCTATTTACAGAGCAAAAACTACAGGGTGGAAATTGGCACCTATTATCATAGTCATACTTAAACTCATAATCAGAGTCTTCATACTCCCAGCCGCATGATAGGCAATCAGTATCTAGGTTCTCAAGGAATCTTTTTATTCTAGACATGTTACCACCCAAGATGGTCTTTTGCTTCTTCTATATCCTCATGCTGAGCCCTTCTATTCAGCTCATCAAGTATACCTCTACCAGAGATGCCATGCTTTTGCATGTGAATAATTGCTAACGTTGTGTTTTCTGGTGACATCTTCGCGAATCCGAACCATGTTGTTCTCATTTGTTATACAGCTCCTCAAGCATACTTTTCATGTTCTTTACTGCTGTAGAGCCAACATACTTTCCTCGCGCTCTACCTCCAGTAGTAAAGATTAACGTTGGTAAACTTTCCACCTTTAGCATAGCTGCTGCTTGTACGCCCTCTGGTGTAGTCACATCAAAATCTAGATAAGAAAAACCTAACTCGTCAGCGAGCTCTTTGGCTTTGTGCTTAACTGCTGGACAAGAGCCGCAGAAGGGCGCACTAGCAACAGCCAGCACACCCTTTGACTCTAGGCAGTATATATCATTAAACAACTTACTCATACCTAATGCCACCTAACAAAATCTTTCCCTCAATGATTGGCACTTCTGTTATGTTGTACCTATCATTTCCACGCTCTCGCTCCATCAAAACTAATCCTTGTTGCCAGTTGCAAGTATCAAGATAGGAAGGCTCCGTACTACAGAGACACCCTCCTTCAACTCCTTTGACTGTACCATTGAGAGTAGTCTTGTAATGGACTCCGAGCCTGTGGGTATGCCCCTGTACGATGCTTGTATGGTGTGCATCAACCAAGTTTTTAGCAGTATACGCTGAGTGCTTGCTAACAACATCAAAATGCCCAATGTTAACACCACCAAGATTAATAAAAGCACCGCGATTACGAGCGTGGTTATAAATAATGCCGTACTCATCTAGTTCATACAGTCCTTCCATTGTTAGGCACTCTAGCCCCGCCAGCGCTGGTGCATTTGCCATGATGTACTGCTTTAGGCGAACCTCATGATTGCCCTCATTCCAAATTATTGTAGCATCTGGTCCCACTAATTTGCGCAGGTCTTTGAAGAATGACTTAGCCAGTGCTACCTCAACTTCAAATTCTCCAGTTACTCTCTCTGACTCATTGCAATACTTACTGATTGCGAAATGGTCTACCACGTCACCATTCATGATTACTGTGTGTGGCTTCTGAGCTTTGATAAATGATAGCGCAGTTGTTAACGCTATTGGGTCATGATATGGGAAGTGAATATCACTGATAATCACTATACGCTCCACATCAGCCTTCGTTCTCTTTAACTTAGCTTTCAACTCTTACTCCTAAAGTTCGGTTACATTACCATGTACATCGCCCATTATTGTAGCAACTGTCTGGTTGCTCTTGAGGCGTTTATGTACGCATATAAACATTCTTCCAGCGAAGTTTATGTCTCTTGGTCTAAACATAACCATCCATTGTCGATAGCTATACTTATCTATGCCAAGTATCTTATAGTTCGCTGCCTTTACAGGGTCTTTCATCCCAGCCTGTATCTGTGCATGTCTAGCTTGCGCTTGGTTCATTGCTTGAGCCACATATTCTTTGTTCCAAGTAGCTCTAGCCTTTACCTCAACACTCCACCATACTCCGTCTGGGTCTTTGGCGAATATATCATCGCCCTCAAGACCAGCAATCTCGGTATCTGATACATACCATCCTGCTGCTTCGAGAACATTCTTCGCATGTTTTTCATTGAGCTTCCCAACCCTGCGAGAGTTTTTACCACGAGCCTTATGACTGTGTGGTTTCCGTGTCTTTGGTATTGCCATTAGCAGCCCTTTCATCCATAATCTTTTTGAACGGAGGCTCTGGTCTATCCTCTGCTACTTCTGGCAGTTCCAAAGACTTCCCTGCACGGAAGGTAACAATAGGCTTATCCTTCACGCGATGAACTGACACAGCCACCGTGAATGTTCCATCCTCTTCGTTATATGAAGTTCTGGTGATAAAGCCATCTTTTATGTTTATTTGTTCAGAGCCATCGGGTGCAACATCAATCTCTGCAAACTCTGCGTCTAGCAGTGCCTGATTGATGCATACCTCAAGCTCCTGAACATCAAACTCTGTTACTGGTCTTTTCATTCGTTATCCAATCTCTCTATTCCTCTTGCTAAGTCGGCTATAACACTCAGATTACTTACGCACTGTTTGTATATATCCCACTTTTCAAGCTTGCGCACATCGTCTTCAAAAGCATCACCAACGCTAATTTCATACTCTCTACGATGTCCGAACTGACTGTGCAGTGCGATTCTGATATCTTCTTCATAGTCGGGAAGATAATACCTGCCATTGTGCTTAGCGTTAATATTTGCCACATCATATACGAACCTAGATGACTCAAAGATATCAAACATTTGAACCCTTTTATTGTTCCAATCGTAATTAAGGGCATAAAATCTTGCCTCTGGGTTCACAACAATCTCTACTTTCTCTCCGCCATAAGGCTCGCGAAAGGATACTAAGCTACTCTTGGTCGCCGATATCACCTAGGTCACCACCTTTGAAGTAGTCCCACTCTAGAAGCTCTCTGAGCATCTTTTTATCTTTAGGCGGACATAGAGGATGCTGCATGTACCATCCTAAGGCACCGTACACACCGCCATGCTTGACCATAGCCATATCCCACTCGAACTTATCAACTTTAACATAGACTGTCTTGTCTTGGTACTTTATCTTCATTGTCACCACCCTCTGCGAACAGCTCCATAAAGTCACCGTTCTGCTCATATGTGAATATGGAACCATGAAACTTCAAGAAGTCAGAACCAAGTTCACCGTTTCTATTTTTCTCTACACCCACACGAATGAGGTTAGTGTGAGTGCAATCAACAGCCTCTTGTGGTGTGTACAGTTGACTGTCTTGCCTTAACTGTACACGCTTGGCTGTTTCTTCTTCTGGTATTTGCTTGTCGCTCCAAAGCATTGCAACTACAGATGCGTCTTGCTCAATCTCACCAGAGTCTCTTAGATTAAGAAGCCTTGGGAAGTTGCCAATCTGTCCAGCTCTATTTAGTTGAACTAAGATAACGATTGTAATGTCAAGCTCTGATGCCAACCTCTTCAGTGGGTTTGTTAGCTGAACCCCGATAGCCTTTGCTTCGCTCATCTGTCCAACTCGGTCAAATGGTACAAGACCTATATGGTCAATGAAGAACACTTTTCGACCAAGCATAGCTTCTTGCCTAATCTTAGCCATTAACTGTCCAATTCCACACCAAACGTTCTCTATGCGCAAATCAGTTTTTCTGATAATCTGCATAGCGTCCTTAATGCATGTCCGCTCTATGTCGCTAAATTCTACATCTTGAATTTTTGGAAGTGGTACTAGTGATACGTGACTCAGGAGTCTAGAGGCAAGTTCTCTTTCGTCCATTTCATACTCAAAGTATGTTACTGGCATTACTTTAGCCCAATCATAAGCTAACTTCATGCTGAATGCTGTCTTTCCAGATGATGTACCTCCAGCAATAACAACAAGGTCTCCGCCACCTAGCCTTACGTTCGGCATATATGGATGTTTAATCCATTCTTTCTTGCCAGACTCTAGGTACTGGTCTAGGTCTTCTACCACATCATCAATGGATAGCGATGTGCTGATTTTCCCATCTGCGAGGCTCATGACTTCGCTCATAACCTTGGAAAGTGCTTCATCAACCTCACTGCCAGCACCATATCCAACTGCTGCAATATGTGAACCAGCGTGTACAATGTCTCTAAACACTGACAGCTTCTTAACTATCTTCATGTATGAAGATGAGTGTTGTGCTGTCGGTGTCGCTAAAGTTAGGTCTGCTAGGTAGCTTGCACCTCCAGACTTTTCTAATAACCCATCACTGGTTAATTTGTCTGTAAGTGATATTGTATCTACATTCTGACCTGTCATAAGCAACCCTGTCATCGCTTCGAATATGGATTGATGCGATGGTCTGTAGAAGTCCGTCTTAGAAAGAACTTCCATTGCCTCGTTCTGTGCCTTTGATGACAGAAGCATTGCTCCAAGTACCCCACGCTCAGCCTCTAAACTGTGCGGCAGTGTTCTGGTTGCTGCTACTCTCTCAACTTTACTCATTGTTCTCCGTCTCCATGCCTTTGCATCTAAGGAGTGTGCTAGATTGGAAAGGAGTGAAAACAACCTAGCACACGTTTTTTATTTATTGCCTTTCGTCTTGCCACCTTTGCAGCTCGTCAAGAACTACATCCATGTTTTCATCATCAGATAACATCCATAACAAGAATCCTTGCAGTGAGTCCTCTTCGTTGAATGGTACAAAGTTTAGCTTAGATAACCAGTTAGCAATAGCTTCGTAAATTAGGTCAGCTTCCGCTACAATTTTTACATGACCATCCTCTCCTCGCTCTGCTGCTTCGTCATCCCAAAACTCAATAACCCTGAACTCTTCACGCCTTGTGCTATCAAGTACAGTTCCTGTCATGTCCGATGATACAACTACTTCAATAGGCATATTATCTCCTTACAATATTGTAAATACGTCTTTTTGTTTCATTGCTAGGAAGCCATACTTCATTTCAAGTAAGTACCTGAATGTTTTCCATAACTCTTCATAGTTCTCTTCATTGACTATAGCAATTTTGCATTTAGTTTTCATGGTCTGAATAACCATAGCTCCACCAAACTTGCCAGAACCTCTAGGCATTTGTTTGCGCTCATTATTCTCTGCATCGTATACATACTCACCCTTCACGTATGCTATAAGCTGCATAGATGCATCTTCTCTTAAGGCTCCAGATTTAACATCTGTATAGAACCATTCACCAGTTTTTTCATGCTCAAGGGCGAGGTCACAGGAGCCAGCATAACCTACAGTATCATTGAACACTGTGAACTCTTGAGCTATAACTCTGTAGGGTGACGTTGTGTACCATGCTGCGAAATGCTCGACTCTTCGAAGTGCTTCGCACTTACCTTGGTCATCAAAGGTCAATCCAAGCTGAACAGCAAGGCTTTGTAGCTGTGACATAATATCTTCTTTTGGCAACTTTAGAGCGTGCTCAACAAGTGTGTGCACCTCGTCACCTAGACCACCTGCATCTTTAGTGTACTCTCTTGATGCAGACTTGATGTAGTTTACAATAGACTCATCTTCTGTCTTACCATCAAGCAGACCATAAGGTTCAAGTATACCTCGCCACTCATGATATGGTTGCTGCTGAAAGTCTAATGCTCTCTCTGCCGCCAACCTAGAAGCCCAAGGAATTAGCCACTGTTGCTTTGGCAGTGCATTCAGTACCGATGTGACCGATATGTACTGCCTGTCACCATCGGTACCTACTGTGTATACTCTATCCCCGTTTTGATTTATTGTTGCGTTTAATGGTGTTGTCATAACAAACTCCCCTGCTCTAGCTCTTTCCTATCTATAGGTGCTTGTCTTAGCTCTCCTTTAGAAAACCACACCACATCATCGTTCAGCTTGTGAATAGCTTTGAAGGCTGGCTTTGCACATGTGTCACAGTACACCGCCGTACCATATTTGTACCTGTGACCAAGTGCTACTGACAGTGTAATGCTGTGCTCGGCAGCTCTACCACAGGTACATTTGCTATTTTCTAGGTGAACTCTGATGTCTTGTACAAACATCAGAATGGAATATCATCAGTCAACACTTCAACTGATGGAGCATCAGCTTTTGGAACAAAGTCGTCCTTATTGACCTCTGACTTCGACATGGCAGAAGCAATCCAGCTCTCTACCTTTGGATACTGTACTTCCTTCTTTTCACCGTCTACATCTTTTGTAACCGTTCTGACATTTGTCATTATACGAACTGGTGAGTACATTACGGCAGCCTGCATGTCTGCCACATCTGTATATCCCACATCAATGCTAAACTCGGAGTCTAGCATGCTCAGAAGTGGTGCTAACTTAGCCTTTGGATGACGGCTTAAGTAGCTGGATGTCCAGAACCTCAAGTTAGTTCCCTTGAACTCGCCATCAGCAATCTTGGCATCCCACTGTAGTTGTGTCTTCTTGCCATCATGGTCTTCTTCTGGGTTGTAGAAGGTGTTCGGAACTTCTTCGACACTAACAATAACGCAGTCATACAGATTAGGTGGTGGACACTTAAAGTCTCCCGAAGCACTAGTTTTGGGTGGTTTTAGATTTGCCATTCTAATCCTTTCTATATATCCTTGTCTTTTACACGATATGGTCTTGTCATAGCCATAGCGCAATTACCTAATTTTCGTTCTTCTGCTGGGATAGACTCACCATACTCTTTATCTACAGCGTAACAACGGAAGTTATCAAAGTCTTTAATGTCGAACTGGTCATTAGGTATATCTTTTCTTAATCGATATCTATGACATTGATAACAACTAATTGATTTTGACATATACTTTTCCTATCTATCTGTTATAGATATATATTATAATACGAAGTGGAGCCATTTCATAATTACGTTACCTAGACGTAACTTGGGGGGTCGTCATTACCTTCAGCCCAACTAATGAGTAGTATTACTGCTAGTATAGCAGTAATATACAAAAACATCAAAAATGCTGCACTCATAATATCAGCTCCGCACTGTGGTTGTACACACATAATGGACACTCGACTTTAAGTGTGATAGTTTCATCATCATTTATCATGTGTTGTGGTCTAATTCCTATAGACATAAAGAACCAGTTACCACACCCGTCACACGTCTGACCGCGCTTATACTCAAAATACCCACCATAGTTATTATATTTCTCTGCCTGTTCGGCTAATTCTATTGGACTAAACATAGTTAAATATCCAATAAGCCGACACAAGGAGGACAGACAGTATGGGAATACTTAGTAGGTACAAAAGTAGATATAAAGCATTAGTAGTTGACATAAACACAACTACTGGTACTGCCACACAGGCAATAATCCCTACAAATATGAAAATCTGCAAACAGACCACAGCAGACATAATTATAAAATCAGTCATCTCCCATCATTCCCTTCTCTCTCTGGCTTGTGCGCATGGTGAACATTCGCAAGGCTTACCGTCTGTGTACCAGTTCCCCGTCTGTAGGAATCGCACACTTTCTGGTGTCATGCTCCTATGTAGTTCTCTTACGGTCTGGGGTCTACCGCACCAGTCACGTACCTCCATCACTAAGCCAAAGATGACAGTCATAATCAAAACACCAGCAATCACAAAGCCTACGAACTTGACCCAACACTTCCAGCAAGTAAAAAACTTTAATCCACAGGAACAATCGAATACACTCATCATCGCTCACCATCGGCGCAAAAGAAGTTGTCATCCATATTCCAGCAATGCTTTTGGCAATAATATGACGGGTTACCCATTTCGTGCGTTTCGTCTCTCATGTGCTTGCAGTCTTTACAGCGGACAAGATTATGCCCAGGGTCGCAAGTAAGCTCTTCACCATGGTATGGACTGTCTGGATTATCAACTACCATTACGTAAGGCTTCATTAGTTCTGCATTATTCATCATCCACCTCACTTTCTAGCCACTCAGTCAAAACCTCGGCACAATTCTTCCGTGTACATCCTTCATGTTTGCACATTTTGCATCTACGACTCTTTGGGTCGAAAACCATGAAATGCACTAACGCCTCAGGACTCGCAGTAACGCGCTCAAAGTTTGTTGGCTTGCGCTCAGTTAAAACTGCATCCTTGCTCATATCTGGGCAACCTTTAAAGTTGGTACAGTCAGTTGTGTATCCACATCCTCTGCACTCGCTGATTGCTCTACTCATTTGTATCACCTCTCAATTCTGGAGCCACATTTTAAGCAGACTAAAACTGTGATTCCAAGTGTGCTGCTTATGGGTCTGTACTCGGGTTTACAAAACAGCCTTCTAATCATCACCATCACCTACTATTCGACAGCCGCAACCTGCGCAATATTTTGACCTAGCCATCCCAAATCCAACGTCTGCTATATTTAGATGTCTGCACTCTCTACAGTGCGCTACTTCTGGCATATCGCTCGAAATAAGAAACGCTGGCAAGTCTAGCTCACACGTCTCACCGTCTATGGCTTCTACTACTGCGCTGTAGGCTGTGCTCAGCAATTCCGCTCTCTTCATTGACGTGTGACTTTGTAAATTGCGCTCATAGCCACGGGCTGCCAGCTCAAGATTACCTGCTAACCTATGTCCTTCTGATTGACTCATAACTACTCCTTCATCTTGGCTAACTTGTGCTCAAGTTCGGCTATCCTATTCCTAGCCCACTCTGAGCTTTTGTTTTGCATTGGCAACATCCCGCAACATTCGCGGTCGCTGTCCCACCACGCGCACCTATTTTCGTTTTTAGGTGAACTGCCAGCGTAATACACGAGTCCATCGCTGCACATAATAGCTTCATTTGGTTTACTTATTTGTGGACAAATCATGATTTATACCTAATCATTTTTCATCCACCAATCAGTAACAAAAAAGGCAAGAAGTGAAAACGTCATAATTTCCCAAGAAATACTTAAATATATATTCGCTACCACCATTAATGTCAGAATGATTAGGTAGGCTGCGAAATGAATCAATCTAATTTTTAACCTATCGCTCATCATAGTCCTCCTGTGTTTATAACCCAACTTTATTATATGCTCTAACTAGAGCCAAATCCATTATCACGGTGACCTTTTCATAATCCCCGGCTTGCATAGGCACTTAACGCACAGTTTACTGCGCTTCTTGTGTGCCATTTCTTTGGCATGATTTGTACTTTTTGAGCTAAACCCTGTTGTGAAAAATGGGCAGCCACAGTCAGTACAATCTACCTTAACGTTAGCACTGTACATTGTAGACCTTTCTAATCATAATCTAAAGCACCATGAATATCGTACTGATTGTTCAATGTCTCTCACTGCTTGTCTAATCTATAATGCGCGTTGGTGTGAGACTAGGGTTAGGCAACACGCTATGTTCCTTGTGCCACTTTTTAGTCAGCATTTTGTAAGCATAGTCTCTATGAGATTCTATATCCTCATGTTCGCCAGCTAGCTGGTCTGCCACATATAGTTCTTCTATAGTATCTTCTTCATGACAATTTGCGAGTTTTTTTCCTACGGCAATAATCCCACGCACGTTGAATGGAGATGGTATACCATCTCGGTAAAGCGGCATGCCATCTATCTCTGGATTGACTAAGCACATTAATAATGAATCTTCTTGGTCATTAACAAAGTCATTATAATTGGGGTAATTGTATTTGTGTTCTGGCAGCTCGAGTGGTACACCATCATCCAATATGTGGGTGCCAAGAATCTCTGAGAACGCATCCATCATTTTAAATGCAAATGTTGGAACTACTGTCAATCCGCATACCTCTCTTGACGGATAAACCCTGTTGAAAAGCAGGTACTCGTCAGGATGTCCTACAAGGCTCACTCTTTTCTTCTTCTCATACCAAACCCCGTTTGTCTTTCTATTTCCACACGTAAATATTAGTGAGGTATCAACACCCTGCATAAGTGATAGTGCTGCTCCGCTATTATAGTCACTGTTAAGTGATTGGCACGTGCCCCATCTGTCACCATGAGCATGTGTTAGGAAGTCAACAGGATTGACGCTCCACATAATTGTGTATTCTTTTTCTTTAGTCTTGACTTTAGGCTTAACGTATTGTGAATAACTAGTGTCAAAACTTGCAACATCAAACACGCTCTGGTGCACATACTCCTGCATGAGCTTATACCAGTCCGTAACAGTTATTCCTTTTGGTATAATTTCAGGTGCAGTTGCTCTGCCTCTCTTAAACTCCTTTCCCAAGAGGTAAGTGGACTTAACGGTAAAATCATCAGATAATACCAGCTCGCCGTCCTCTCTGACGGTTCCAACTCTATGTCGGTTCATCGATATCCACAGACTCAGTTTTGAGAACATATCACAATCGTTCCATAAGATGCTACGGTCAAGAGCGCATCTAAATCTCTCTACGAGGTCTTTTTCTACATCTCTACCATTTGCAAGTCTTACTTTACTCACAATTCTAAACTCTTCTGCATCCCAGTTGGGACTTTTTGATAGTTGCTCTATTAGTCGTTGCTTATTGTGCCACCACACCTCCAGCATTGGTCTTAGGTTCCAGTGCGATTCACATCCAGCATTATCCTCTGTGGACAATTCTCTAAGAACAACTCTACATTCTTTATCAAACTTTTCAAAAAGATTATCTGGTATCATTTCTACTCCTTTTTAAGCGGGGCGAACGAGACTATTCGCCCCATATCATACATTACTGCAATGTGATACGGTTAAAGAATCCCGCATCTTCTGCTGCTTCAAGCACTTCGTCAACGAACTCTGTGATAGAGTCGAATCCTGACAGTGCTGATGAAGAATAAAAAGTTCCGTATGATTTAGTCATTAGCCCTACGCCATCATCAGTTACAACAATACGACCATTGTTAGGCACTCGCGATGTAATATCAATAACCATATAGGCTGTTGGGTACTTCTCGCGAATGATAGGCTTTGAACTTGCTGGCTTTCCAGCGTGCCACTTAATTTCCAGCGTTGGCTTTTCACCTGAGCCATATTGGCGCAAGTTAAATGATTGTCTAATGGCGTCCTCAATTGCCTCCATAGAGCTCTCTACATAACCATTGTTAAATCTTACTGGATATACCATATATCCATCCCTTCTTCAGTATTGCACTCTTATTATTATACAAAACAACTTATCCACTACCTAGCAATCTGTCTCATGATTGTGATGGTCATTTGCTGGACAGTTGTTATTGTCACACTGGTTGCAAGCGAATGATTGCATTGCAATTGATAAACATTCGTCTGGGTCAAATCCACTTGATTGAGTATCTTCTAACTCTTCATATCCGAAGTGGCAATCAATGCATCCTGCGCCATTACAGGTAAAGCATATATCATGCTCTAGCTCAAACAGCCTTGAGCTATCTTCCCCTTCTTCGCTTGACTCTTTTTTTTTACTACCACTATTGCACCAGTGGATGCAGTCCCTCATGTGGCAACCACCATGCATACAATGCTTGGCTGGTACAGTATGTGAACCATTGACACCATAATAACATTTATCTGTGCCAAAGTAGTCAACTGTTGCTTTATTGTTGTCTTCTTCCTCTTCACAGCTTGAGGCAAAATAGCTGTGCCCGTATTTACTCCATCTGTTTGATGAGTAATTTCTGTAATGTAGTGATACATTAGAAACAGCCTCTACCCACTTAAAGTATGTTTGGTCATCAAGTGTCATTTCTAGTGCGGTCTGTATGTTTTTGAAAAGAAAGTTTGTGTATATTTTCTCGCTTACTGTGTGTTGGTTAGTGTAGCATGCAGATATATTGACAGCTGCACAACCCATAGGCTCTGCGATATGTACGATATCTGATGTGCTACCACTTTTCGTTTCCCACCCAAAACCCTCGACCCACCTAGTGAATGCTTCATTAGCACAGTCATAGTATACTGCCTCTGAACAGCCTCGCCTATCAAACTCAATCATGTGGGCTGGAGTATCCCACTTATCACTATTCTCTGGACGCTCAATCCATCTAGCAAACTCGAGAGCTCCAACACATCCCGTCTCTTCAAGGTCTGTAAACAAAACAGCTGGTCTACTTCCATGATTCTTAACATGCTCTGCGATAATCCATAGATTCATCAATACTCCACATCTATCATCACCACCAATCCCGAAAGATGTGTACCATTGATACTTATTCCTTATGATGTCTTCTGGCTTTGGCTTCCTAGAAAACACTGTGTCAATGTGAGCAACGAGCATAGAGTTAGATTTATAGCCCCTTGCAAAGGTGAAGTCATTGCCCACTTCTAGTGTATTGTAACCATATTTAGGTAGCAATCCCCTGAGAATAGCCATCATTGCAGGCTCGCTCATTCCCAGCAGTAACTCTAAGCACTGCTCCATGCTGCTGAAGTCACCTGCCATTGTCATGTGATATATCGTGTCAACATGTTCATTCGCAAGCCTTAATGCTTCTGCCATGCAAATGGCACACACTTCATCTATCTTGCCTTCTTCGTAATATTTTCCACAATGTCGACACGATACCCAATCCTTTTCAAAGCATGTTTCACATTCTGCGTCTTTTAGATAAGTGTAGTGCCTTATGTCGCAGTTGCAGCGTATGCAATTCCCACGATAGTCTTTTGTGCTTGCATTATAAGTCAACACACCCATTGCTACCCCCCAATATGTTTCCCATAGCAAACGTAATGATACACTGTACCGTCTATGATTCTTGTCATGCTGTCATTAACAATCTCACCACATAACGAACACACTGACGTGCGAACCACATAGCAATCGTTACAATACCACTTATATTCCCCGCTGTAATGACCCCTAATCTTCTTTCTCTGATTAGTTACATCATTGTTACACCTTGCGCATACTTCATTGGCAGCACGCTCTCTTTCTAGCTTCCAGCCTCTGCCGCTCAGCAGTCGCCCACCCTTAGCACCAAAGTAAGTATCATCTTGATTTTTAACATTCCATCGCTCGTTAACTATGCCATTTTTGACACTATCACTTACTGCAACAATCATCCTACGGTCTGAGTAATCGTAATGACTCGAATGTTCCGATGTTTGAGTGTTTGTCGTATTCATTGTCACTTTAGAGCGATATCCACTATGAATGGTCTGCGGTAAAACGTCCGCAAATGTTGTTACTAGCCTCCTGAGTTTATCTCTTGTACTAATTTCTGGATAACTATGATATGCCGCAAAGTTAACACCATCGCCAGATACAACACAGGTTCTGGATGTTTTTATCATTCGGTTTTTATCATTCGTTGTATAGCCAATCATTGATACATTGTCCTGCATAGCATTGAATGCGCCATTGCTGTAATCAGCATCCCTTGACACTTGGTAACAGCTGTCCCAGTGACTGCCATCGCTCATTGTCAAATAACAGTATGGATGCAGGGACAGCAGAAGATATCCCCGCGCTTTCTGATTATCGCTCAGCTTCTGAAATCCAGAACTTAATAGCCCGTCAAAGACTTTAGTGCCCACATGTAAAGAAGGACACACGCCTATATTATTTTCATATAACAACCTTATTAGCTTGCTGAGCTTCATGTCTGGCGATAGTTTACGGGCAACAGCGTCACCAAGACATTCAAGTCCAAGATTCATCAGATAATCAAAGAGAATTTGACCAACGATGTTCTTGCCAGTGCTTAATGCCGTCAAAATTTCACGATCTATGCCCACTATAAAGAGGTTTGCGATTGTTTTCAGCTCACTATAATCTTCAAGGTTAAAGGTGTATTCTGACTCACCCACCAATGCTAACTTTTCGTTATCCCAGTGCTCTGATTGCGAGAGAGCGTTAAATAAGTGCTGCTTATTCCGCATCCAGACACCTAGCATATTATCAAGGTATAGGCTCTCTTTTTCCATGTCGCATTCATGCCAGAAAAAGTGTTCAAGCTCGTCCTTCACTCGATTTATCTGGGATTTACTTAAACTATAGTGTCCTTTAGCCATGCTGTTATCCTCTTCTGATATTGCCACACTTATTGCATGTGTATATCCATCTAACCCCGTTGTGCGCCCAAGACTCATCGTTATGTCTGCATCTTTTTTGCTTAAAGTATTTAAGCATCATCACTATCACCTACTATCTGAGATCCACATCTAGGGCAGTAGTTGTGAGTGTCACATAAACTGCGATATTTGCACTGTGAGCAGATATAAAAAAACTCATAACTGTCGCTGTCGTGGTCACGAACTCGCTCACACGTCTCACCGTCTATGGCTTCTACTACTGCGTTGTATGACTCATCGATTAGCTCTTGTTCTACACCACCAAGAAGCATTGAAGCCCTTGACACATTCATGAGCTTGAGTGCTAATCTGTGCCCTTCTGATTGACTCATGATTCCCCACTCATCGCTCTCTTTCTGGTGCGCGATAGTGTAGACGGATGCGCTCATCTGTCCAACTCGGTCAATAGCTTCTTCAATATCGCGAAGGGCTGAGCTGATACGTTCGTCTGCCTCTCTATGTCCGTTGTATTTAGCAAAAGCACGCTCAAGTTCGCCTATTAGTCGCTTTCCTTTTGAAATCTGCATAATTTATTCCACCGTGAACCACTTATTGATGCAGTACTTGCTATCGTATATGTCACAAGCATTGTTGCTCTTGTGACAATCTATTGCTGCATCTTGTTGTTCTGTAGAGCCACCTTCTCTCAAAACTAGTCCGCGAAGAACATGTGCGCACCTGCTGCATACCTCTGGAAAACAACAGTATGCAGCAACTGTCTCATCATGCCTCCAACATCGTTCACACCTAATGTTCTCTGTTTTGCTAACCTTAACAATTATGGGTACTGTCTTGCTGTGTTTATTATTCATAACTAGCCCTCCATATTTTCAATTCATCACAATACTTTGCTGCGACTGGCAGACTTGCGTCACTGGTCATTGAGTCTTGAAATATAAACTGACCATCAACACGCTCAAAAACTGATGTCATCAAATAATCCTTATCGTCATATTCAAGAATTACGAAGCCGTCAATATTCGTATAGTCTTGCAGAAAAAGGTATAGAGCTCTGTGTGATGTGCTCATTATTATTACACCCCCCTACATTGTTAAAGATTGATGGACGCAGGGGCAGGATTTGAACCTGCACTTACCATCGGAGAAGATGGTCGTCCTAAACCTAGACCACCCTGCGTTGTTACTGTTATACTCCTTTTGCTGCAATGTAAACAGTGGTGGTAATCAAAGGAGGAAAACTACCACCACTGCCCCGCAAGAAAGTCCCCGCTACGGGCTTACCCGTAGCCCTGAGGAGTGCATAACGTAAGCTACTATACAGTGAATACCCGCTCTATTCTGCTAAAGAGTGCCAATTATGGCAGCACGAACATAGCCATTGCCATTGCCATAGCCATAGCCATAGCCATAGCCATCGCCATAGCCATCGCCATAGCCATCGCCATAGCCATCGCCATCGCCATAGCCATTGCCATAGCCATAGCCATTGCCATAGCCATTGCCATTGCCACCATCTCGATGAATGTTTCCAAGTATCATTGGTCTGACGCAGTCCGCATTATTCACACTTCTCATATTAGTACTCTACTTTAAGTGTAGCTATTATTCCTTCGGGCGAGAACTCAACTTGCCCAACGGGGTCTAGAGTGTACTCATCTTTATGAGCTTCTTTAACCAGTCCACCAATACCCCTTCCATTTGTCCATTTTCTCACGATAGAAGCATTAAGCAATTGCACTTTATCCGAAACACCAAGATTTTGATGTCCTATGAAAATAAATCCGCGCTGCGCAATCACAATGATATGGCTAGTCTCAATCGGGCTCAAACCTTGGACACTGTCTTCACGTATATAATCTACACCGTCAATTGATAGTGTTTTCGGCTTACTCATAAATATTCCCCTTAATATGTTCTGCATTGGCAACCTTTGCAGTCGCCACATTTTCCACTGCACTCATTTTTAAACATAGGCACCACACCAATGACACTCACCAAAGTGATGAAAACGAATACCACTATCGTCACCACAATCCCAACATAATTTATTCATACTAAGCACCCAGAGCCTTTGCTACCTTAGTATAGCAAGCCTTACATGCTTTCACTTTTTCCGTACCAGCAAACTTAGCACCATTCTGAGGCACAACGTAAGCTTTAACTACACCAAAGACTTTACCATTCCCACACGCTTCACACTTTTCAGCCTGACGGCTGTTTTTAATTGTCAATTTAGCCATGATATATCCCTCCCATTGAGTCTATAATACATACAGGTATCCACTATATAATAGCTTGTTTAATATTGCCCAAGGGGGTATTGTTGCCAGTCGTCACCGACTAGCACTTAGCTGTTGACCTTATTGGTTAGACAAGGCGCACCAGACAATCATACCCTCTTGGGCAATGAAAAGGTTACGATTGTAGTAACCGTAACCATATTGTTGATTTAGATTATACTTCGCACTATAGTTTCCACACCGACCCAGCATGCGAACTAGACGCACCAGTCACCACAACTAGCACCGCTCGCACGATACTTCAATCCTATAGTATCCCGCATAAAATTGTTACCATTCTGTAGGACAATGGCAAAGCACTCTTGTCCCTAAGCTAATAGATAGTTGCAGTTAATGGTACACAGGTATTCCCATGATTATTCCCACTATCTCACAAATCAAGTCCTGCGACACACTGCGGGCTATATTTTGCGCATCTAGTCTATACGCGTGCTTCCCGCGAACATTCGGTCATCCCCTTGCGCTCTGGCGGAGGCTTCAATCCTCGCTTATCGGATGCTGTCCTTCTGCGTGAGTTACGCCTGATTCGTGCTTTATTTCTATTTCCTGATTACTATGATAATCGCTAGTGGATTATCAGTGCAAACCCTTTTTTAAAACTTTTTTATATTTTTTTATAAGCCATTCTAAGCCCCTGTAACAGTCACAATCATAATACCCTACCTAATATACCTATTTTGTAAAAACGTCCATTCTGAAGGCTCTCACATGCCTTAGAATGGATTTAAGTACAAGTAAGTACACAAAAAAAGAGCTACCCAGAAGGTAGCCCTCTTCTTGTAATATTTGCTACAATTCTACGCGCTGCGCAAGAATTGTCTGTACTCTTTTCTACCACTTTTTAATGTGACTTTCTTTGTCACAATTCTTGCACCATTAGCCAATTTGCGACTACGGCTATCCCATTTACCATGACCAGCATTTGCGATTGCCTTAGTATCATTTATAAGGTTTTTGTGACGAGTGGCTACCGCACTTGGTACATAATCAATCACACTTTTAGCCAGCTCTGCTAATGTGACCAAATCGGTCTTAATTCTGTATGTTGCAGTATTGAATGTGACCTCATTCATCTCATTTACTTGCTGAGATACAGAATTGAGAAGTGACAAGTATTGTCCCATTTTCATAGCCAAGAACTTATTTGGCATCACGACAGTAGCATTTACCATGTAGCATTTAATTGATACTATGTGAGTATTGTTTCTGCGCAAGACTGCACACGTCTGACCATACACGCGCTCTACAACTGGTACTATACTAGTATCAAATAAATCACTAGCTCTAGATGTATCTACTACTTTTCTGGTATCAGTTGCTGGGACTGAGC